TTTTCCGAAGCCATCAAGACCTCGGACGTTCGCGCACTGTTTAACCATGAGGAAGATCACGTACTTGGTCGCCTCAAGGCTGGCACGCTGCGGCTTATGGAAGACGAGCGTGGCCTCAAGGTTGAGATTGATCCGCCCGACACGCAGGATGCGCGCGATCTTATCAAGAAAATGCAGCGCGGCGACATTGACCAGATGTCTTTTGCGTTCACGATGGAAGGCGGCATCCAGACTTGGGACGAGACAGGCAAAATGCCGCTCCGCACGATTGATAAGATCGGCGAACTTTGGGACGTAAGTGTCGTGACTTATCCCGCGTATCCTGACACCGAAGCCGCCGCGCGTTCGCTTGCCGCCGTTCGCAAGGAACGCCAGCGCCAGAACTTCAACAACGCTGCCGCGCGCCTGAAGCGCAAAGCGATGCAGGACCACAAGTTTCGAAGCATCTGAGTTTTTACCCGCGTAAGCGGAGTCGGTTAGTGGCGTCCCCGCCGCTGGCCTTTTCACCAATGGTCAAAATAGGAGACAAAAATGTCTTTGACCGAACTTAACGAAAAGCGGGGCCGCCTCGTTACCGAAGCCCGTTCCGCTCTTGAAGAGATCAAGTCCAACGCCGACGAGAGCCGCGCTGCGGAACTTGAGGCCCGTCACGACAAGATCATGGCCGAGTTCGACAAGATCGACGCCACGATCAAGCGTGAAGAGAAGCTGGCCGACGCCGAGCGCCGCGCCGAAGAGGTTCGCGCCAAGCAGCGCCCGATCCCGTCTGACGGTGAAGCTCGCGGCCAGGACAAGGCCGACACCCCGGAATACCGCATGGTATTCGCCAAGGTGGTCTGCGGCATGCAGGACGAGTTGACCTCTGAGGAGCGCGCTGTGCTTCGTCAGGGTTCGGCCAAGTTTGAGGCCCGTACCCAGACCGCTGGCACGACCACGGCTGGCGGCTTCACCGTCCCGACCGAACTCGCCACCTTCATCGACCGCGCAATGAAGGCGTGGGGTCCGATGTATGACGAGGCGAACTGCTCCGTCATCAGCACGGCGGCAGGAAACTCGCTGAAGATTCCGACTGTCGATGATACTTCGGTGGTGGCTGTTGCCCACACCGAAGGCACTGCGCTGACCGACGATGCCGGTTCCGATGTTACGTTCGGCCAGAAGTCGCTGGATGCCTTTGCCTTCGACACCGAGTTCGTGAAGTGGTCTTGGGAACTCAACTCCGACAGCATCTTCGCTATGGAGCAGCTTCTCGGTGATCTCTTGGGCGAGCGTCTTGCGCGCATTGCCAATGTGCAGCTCACCACCGGCACCGGCTCGTCGGCTCCGAACGGCATTGTTACCGCCTCGGCGGCTGGCAAGACCGCTGCGTCGGCCACGGCCATCACCGCTGACGAGATCATCGACCTCCTGCACTCGGTTGACCCGGCTTATCGCCAGTCTCCGAAGGCGCGGTTTATGTTCAACGACAGCACGCTCTCGGCAATCCGCAAGCTGAAGGATGGTCAGGGCAACTACCTGTGGCAGATGGGCGATGTTACCGCCGGTCAGCCCGGTACGCTGCTCGGCTATCGCTACAGCGTCAACCAGGCGATGGACAGCATTGCAGCCTCCAAGAAGGTCATTCTGTTCGGTGATTTCGGCAAGTATTACGTTCGCAAGGTCGGCGGCCCGGTGGTCGGCGTCATGCGCGAGCGTTTCTGGCCGGACCTCGGCATTGCCGGTCTGATCCGCTTTGACGGCGAGATCGGCCAGTCGGCTGCTGTCAAGCACCTCATCACCGCCTCGGGCGCTTAACCATGATGGCGGGGGCTTCGGCTCCCGCCTTTCCTCTTTGGAGTTTCCGATATGAAGATCAAGTTGCTCGTTTCATTTGCTGGCGTGGACTTCGCGCTTGACGCTGGCGCGGAAACCGACCGCTTTTCCGAAGCCGAAGCCATTCGCATGATTGAGGCCGGTTATGCCGAGCCGGTTGCCTTGGCATCGGTTGAGACTGCCACCCGCAAGGGCCGCGAGAAGCGATAACCATGTGGTATCCCGCCTCTGTTGCCGCCCCGGCGTCTGAGCCTGTCACGTTGACACAGGCCAAGGCGCAACTTCGCGTGGATCATTCCGATGATGACACGCTGATCACGAGCTTAATCAAGGCGGCACGGGCGCACATCGAGGCCGCTTGTGCGGTGCGGTTTTCCGCGCGCACGGGCGTTTCGTTCAAGTGTGATGGGTTCTCTGACCTAGCGCGGCTTCCAGAGGCCCCGGTTTCCTCTATCACCTCCATCACTTATATTGACACCACCGGCGCATCGCAGACTCTCGCCACCACTGTCTATGAAGTGCGAGCCGATGGCCTTGACGTTGGCATCGTTCTGAAGCCTGACCAGACTTGGCCGGCCACGCAGATCGGTTCGCGCGTGACGGTCACGGCGGCAATTGGTTATGCGACGGCACCAGAAGATATTTGCCATTCGATGCTGATGCTTATTGCTCACTGGTACGAAAGCCGCAGCACGGTTGCCGTTGGTGAAAGCGGAATGGAACTCCCGTTTGCGGTCAATGCGCTGATTTCCAACCATCGGCGTGGCGTCTGATATGGACGCGGGCCGACTTGACCGAAGGATCGTCCTCAAGCGGGCATCCTCAACCCTTAATGGATTCAACGAGCCCGTCTATTCCTGGGCCACGCTGGCGACCGTTTGGGCGCAGATGGTGCCGGTGAACGACGGCGAGCGGATGCGCGCAGGCGAGACGCTGGCGAACATGCAGGCCCGGTTCACAGTGCGCTGGTCGGCCACAACGGCAACCGTAGACCCTCGCGACCGCCTGACCTTCAACGGGCGCGAGTACGATATCAACGGCGTGAAGCTGATCGGGCGAAACAAACACATCGAGATCACAGCGACCGCACGGGCAGAAACGCCATGAGCGTGACGGTGCGGGTTGACGGCCTTGCCGCCCTCGACAAGGCGCTTGGCATGCTGCCAAAGGCAACCGCTCGAAACGTCCTCGTTCGCACGCTCAAGAAGGCAGGCGAACCCATCGCGGAAGACGCGCGGTCAAATGCTGACAAATCGGCGCGAACCGGCAACTTGCGTGATAGCATCGCAGTCTCAGCCCGCGTCAAGAACACAGTCGGCAATGCGGAATACGCCGCCGCGATGCGCGCGGGGCTTGGCAAGGCCACCGCTGGTGCCGCGCTGCGAGGCGCTCGCAAGGCGGCAAAGGGAACGGGCTCGTTCGCCCAAGTCTATGTCGGCCCGTCTCGCGGCAAGGGCGTGATCAATTACGCCCACATCGTTGAGTTCGGCAGCGTAAAGGATGCGCCACAGCCCTACATGCGGCCCGCCTGGGACGCAAAGCAGGGGCAGGCTTTGGACATCATTAAAGCGGAACTCGGCAACGAGATCATCAAGGCCGCGCGTCGCGTGGGTCGCAGCAAAAAGCAGTCCGTGGCCGCAAAGCAAAGCGCGTCAATGGCGGCGCTCATGGCCTTTGAGGCGGGATACTGATGGAAGAAGCCCTTGTCGGATATTTGCTGGCTGGCACGTCGCTCGCATCCCTTATCGGCAGCCGCATCAATTGGGTGCGGTCGGCGCAGGGCGCGGCGTCTCCGCGCATTGTCCTCTACCGAATTTCCGGCGTGCGGGACATGCGGATGGATGGCCCCACCGGGCTCGTCGCAAGCCGCGTGCAGTGCGACTGCATCGGCACCAGCTACGGTAGCGCCAAAGCAGTCGCCCGTGCCTTGGAAGCCCGCTTGAGCGGCTACAGCGGAACGACGGGCGGCGTTGAGTTCCAAGGCGCGTTTCTCGTCAATGAGCGCGATGACTTTTTCGACACCGAAACCCCGGACAAACTGTTCCGCACATCTATCGACTTTAACATCTGGCATAAAGGGGCCTAGCTATGGCTGCATCTGGCGTAAAAATCGGTTACAATACCGACTTCGCGATCTATAACGGCACGACCTACCTGGAAGTCGCCGAAGTGACCTCGATCACATGGCCGGGTTATGCCCGAGACGCGGTTGAAGCTACGCACCTCAACAGCGATGACCAGTACCGCGAGTTTATCCCCGGCCTCATCGACGCGGGCGAGGTATCCATCGAACTTAACTTCATCCCATCAGCGTCAGATGTAATCATCGCGGCGATGACAGCTTCCACTATCGGCCAGTTCAAGATCACCGGGCCGAGTGGCGTGAATGTTGTCTTCAAGGCCATCGTGACATCGTATCAGCCGCAGTCGCCGGTTGATGATCGCATGACCGCCTCGGCGGCGTTCAAGGTCACTGGCAAGCCGACGTGGGCCGCTTCGTAATGGCGAACGGCTTGCGCGGCGAAGTGGCCTTCAAGGTAGATGACGCCGACTATACCCTTGTCTATTCCACCAATGCCATCTGCGAGTTGGAAGAACGGCTAGACAAGGGGCTCAACGTCATCGTCGCCAACATGGAACGCCTGACTACTGTCCGCGCGCTCCTGTGGGCTGGCCTCCGTGCCAAGCACCCCGACGTTACGATCCAAAAGGCGGGCGAGATGATCGACCGCTGTGGCATGGCATCTGCAACTGAGGCAATCGGCAAGGCGCTGACGGCAGCATTCCCGCCTGATGACGGGGCCGCATCAAAAAACGGGCAGACCCAGAAGCGCGGATAGATTGGGATGGACTGATCGTCACTTGGGTGTCGGTTGGCTTTGATCCCGCGCGCTTCTGGGTTCTCACCATGCGCGAGGTAGATCGCGA